CGCATTAACTGTAAATGATAACGATTATCAACTAAAGGAAAATACTATGATTAACTTTACTGAAACCAACACTACTGACTTATTAGGACTATGCTTAAGAATGTACTCAGCTAATTTAACTGAAGCTAATGCATTTGAAATGCTTAAGGTATCCTTACCATGTTACACCATAGATACTATAGAATTAGAATTATACGCATTTAAAATGCAGTGTCGAAATGGTTTAAGCCATGACGCTGTTATATGGGCTGATAATCTAATTGATATATGGACTAATCAATAAGTAAATATATCGAGCCTGTTAGCGATAGCAGGTTCCATTATATTAACTTAAACTAAACAGGTGATTTATTATGAAAGCAATTCAAATTAAATACTTATCAGCGACCAACACTAAAGGCGCACGTTATAAGGCATGGACTGAAGCGGGTTCAATGACTGAAGCCTATGATTATAGTTTAGACCACCAAGATAACGCACTGGCATTAGCTAAGGCGTATTGTGCTAAGTTTGGTTGGTCAGAGCCTAAAGGCATTGGTTCAATTCCTAATGGTGATTATGTAGCAACATTAGAACAGGTAGCATAGTTAATTTATCACGCCTATTGTCCACCAGTAGGCGTCATTAAATTAATTAAACTTTAATACAGGTGATAACATGACTAAACATACTTATTATATAGTAGATAATGACGGTTATATTTTACTAACCATTAAATCTCAAAACACTGTACGAAATTTTGATGCTGAGGCTAAAATTTCAATTAGTCCGTTGCTACCAGTAATCGCTAATCAATACGGCTTAGATGCTGTTTATTACACTAAATAGAGGTAGTATAAAATGATTAAATTTCCGAGCGGTCTAAAATTTGGTAAGGGTGAAGATTCACTAGTCGATTCACTATTCACTGGTTCTACTACTAATGATGGGTGGTATACGGTAACAGGTAGAAAGTATAAAACATTACGTTTCTTTACTGGCAATGGTAAACCATTGTTTTATATTGTCAGCAATAAGCATGGCATTACTAGCGGTAATTTGACTGTTAGCAGTGAGAAGTTTTATTATATGGCGGGTACTAGTAGTTTAACCAGTAAAAAACTAGGTTTAGATAAACTGGATTACACTACGGAAAAAACTCTAATTACTGATATTATTGAGGTTGCATAATATGGAAAATTTAATAGGCGTAGTTTACAAAACGCGACACAAACACCCAAGAACCTGTACAGTGGTCGATAAACTAGAAACCTATAACAGCAAGGGCGAATTAGTTAAAACGCGCTATGTGTCTGAGCATGAATTTTTAGGTCAAACTGTAACAGATAATGATGTAGTACCAGTAACAATATTAAGGGGGAGAATTGACCAGTAAGCACCATAGGACGCCCTGTAATCCCTTGTAGGGCGTTTTCTAGTGTTTATTAGTAGGTAACTATAGGTTAGCCGTAAAATAGCTTAGAACGGCTTAGAATTAATTTAAAATAAAATGGAATAAAATTCCGTTTCAATTGTTTACTATATACATTCAATAAATTAATGGTGATTAAACAGTGAATATTAAAACAGTACAAAAATGGTTAGGTAAACGTAGACTGGATAAAGTAGAAAATATATTCGTCTCTGAATGGATTGACGGTGTAGGTATTGAGATATTCCTTAAAGATGGTTATATGGTCGGGAGTGGTCATAACAATACTGTTATTGACTACGTCAAACAGGACTACGATACTTGGAATGATATTAAAAGTAATATATTATATGAATTTAATTTGATAGAAGAGGTGTAACATGAATTATACAGCAGAACGATATTTAGCATTAAAACAGTTTGAACGGGAGCAACAGCGCGACAAGATACGTGCGGTTTTGTGGAATGTAACTATAGGCGGGTTGTATTCTATGGTTGTTATTCAAGTATTTACAGGGGTTATATCATGAAATATAAAGTAGGTTTCCATTACGTAGAGAATGCCAGTATAGAAGTAGAGGCAAATAGTAAAGAGGAGGCGCAACTGTTGGTGCTAGATATGCTAGATGATGAGGGCGTGCCTGATGATGCTGACCCGATACAGCGCGAGTGGTCGGTGGATATAATAGAGGAGGTGCTATAATGTTCTATACAATATGGGTTGGAGGTGTAGAGGTAACAGCGCACCTAACGAATAGAGAAGAGGCGCACAGGATAGCCAGTAACTGGCGTAATGATGGCTATACGGACGTAGTAGTAGAGAGGTACAAGCCCTATGAGTACCATTCTTAAGTTATGGCGTATCTGGGTTAAAGCACTGGGAGAGAAGTCAGGAGCTAGTAACCGCGAGGCTGATTACATTGCGATTGTTAGAAGTGTAATCGTGGGGTTGAATTTTATAACCTGTTTGTTTATAATTGCAGGGGTCATTCATAATTGGTAAAGAGGTAAAAGCAATGAGTAAAGATTACAGAGAACAACAACAGTTAGAAGATATAGCAGACAAGGCTTATAATATGTACCAGTACTTTAAGGAGTTGACAAGCTACGAGAGAGGCGAGTACGATTGCATTCATGGTTATCCTGCCTTAGAGGCTGAAGATAATGATTATTATGATGGTTACGCTAAGGCGTATGAATACTTACAGGTAAAAGGTGCAGATAAATGAGCAGAGAATATTGCAGGGTAGACGATGACCCTAGTTATGATTACAGTGATTACGACGAACAGAAAGGCTATTACGAACCATACAAGGAGGCAGAGCCAGACTATGACCCTATAGATAAAGTAGAGATGAGAGAACGCATTAAGGAAGTTAAAACCAGACTAGGAGCGAAATACAATGATTAATACAGTTATATTCAATAGATTATTTACAGTGGAACTAAGAAATGGAGTAGGTATAGACTTGGAGTTTGTTGATAGTCGCCCTGTATGGACTTACAACAGCGAGACTGAAGAACATAGTACAATGCCCTTCGAGGGTACAGTAATCCTGTTACCATTCCTAGTGATAACCTACGGAAGACCATACAAGGAGATTGGAGAGTGAATATTTTAAGTTTATTTGATGGTATGAGTTGCGGGAGAATCGCACTTGAAAGAGCAGGGATTAAAGTGGATAAATACTTTGCATCTGAGGTAGATAAATATGCCATACAGGTAGCAAAGAAAAACTACCCCGACACTATCCACCTGGGAGATGTCCAAGAAGTAATGTACCCTGAGTCATTTGATGGACATAAGATTGACCTGGTGATTGGTGGCTCGCCCTGTCAGGGATTTAGTTTTGCAGGTAAAAATCTTAACTTTGATGACCCTCGCTCAAAGCTATTCTTTGAATATGCCAGATTAGTTAAAGAGTGTAAACCTAAGTATTTTCTTTTAGAAAATGTACGAATGAAACAAGAATCTCAAGACGTAATTAGTGAGATATTGGGAGTTAAACCCATAGCAATTAATTCTAGCTTGGTGTCAGCACAGAATAGAAATAGACTATATTGGACTAATATACCTGTTCTTTCTTTGCCTGATGATAAAAGGATATTATTACAAGATATACTAGAACACAATGCAGACAGTAAATACCAACTATCAGAAAAGGCTATCAAATATGTTACTGATAAAAAAAGACTAGAAAAGAAGTTTACTGAAATCAATGGACAAAAATCACTATCGCTTATGGCTCAATATGACCAGTCAAAGAACGGGACTTTTCTATGTGTAGATGCCAATGGAAGGTACTCTAACGAAAAGACAGGGGCAATAACAAGTAGATACCATAAAGGAGTAGAAAATTATGGGAGCAACCCATTCATTGCGGAGTATTTTGACAAATTCCTAGTAGGTGAGAGTTTGTTAAAAAACTATGAAGGAGGTAATCAGTTAAACCCGAACTACAAAAGCCAAGCAAACACAATACACAAGTCAGAAGGAAAGTGTGGTACACTCTGTGCGGGGACACAAGGATATTCAAACGGATATGTTAAACACACAGATTTCATAATAAGAAAATTAACACCAATAGAATGTGAACGCCTACAAACTGTACCAGACAACTATACAGAAGGTGTGTCAAACACACAGAGATACAAGATGTTAGGTAATGGTTGGACAGTAGATGTAATAGCACATATATTCAAAGAAATAAAAAAAGGAGACTAATTGTGAGTAGATGCAAAGCCTGTGACGTTATACTGACCGAGGCTGAACTAAGGAAGCGTGACAGAGTGACAGACGAACACCTTGATTTATGTTCTGTTTGTAACTCAGCATCAGACGAAGCAATCGAAGAGAACTGGTCGATAGCTGAAGACAACGGTATAATTAGGAGTAATAACTAACGGAACCTGTTACGGGTTATAGGAGAGCCTATGGTAATGGGGGACGTTTCTATAATATTCCTACATTACCAGTACCTAATTCAAATTAACAATATTAGAGTTGCAATATGTAAACAAACATGATATACTATACTTATGTACTTTAGTTTTTAACATTAAAGATAAATTCTAAGGTATACTTAAGTAATCTTTTTATTAACTATACAGAAGGTAAATTACTATGGCAGTATTAGAAGGAAATGTAGCGTTCGCAAACCTTGACGAACATGAAGAATATCAGGGTCAATCAACTGGGAAATACTCATTGGTATTGTCGTTAGAACCTGCTGATGCAGATACACTAGCCAATAAGGGTGTCAAGCTACGCGAGTATGAGGGAACTCAACAACGCAAGTTTAGCACTAAATACGATGTGCCTATGTTTGATGCAGATGGTAAGGACTTTGTAGGTCGATTAACCAGAGGTTCTAAAGTACGTGTTAAGTACGCAGAAGGTAAACCTCACCCAGTACACGGTACGTCCACCTACTTGTCAGCGATTAAGGTGCTAGAACTAGCGGAAGCTACCGAGGGAGGCTCGGACTTCTAATGACTGACTCGCATTTTGTTAAACATGAGCCCTGCCCTTCGTGTGGCTCTAAGAACAATCTCGCGAGGTACTCCGATGGACACGCCGTCTGTTTTACAGGCGGTTGTGACCACTACGAGAGAGGCAACGGTGAGATTGTACAGAGTAAACCTAAAGCGAACAGGAAATTAGAGATGACAGGTGTTATAGCATCAATCCCAGACAGACGTATCACAGAGGCAACCTGCAAGAAGTTTGGTGTCACTGTTGAGTATGATACAGCAGGGACTATAAGCAAGCATCACTACCCATACTTTGACAAGGACACAGGCGCACAGATAGGTACTAAGTCTCGCATAGTAGATAACAAAGCATTCTATGCAAGCGGTACATTTGACAATGCAGGTCTGTTTGGTCAGCAAGCGTTTAAAGGTGGTGGTAAATACATAACAGTAGTAGAGGGAGAAGCTGATGCCCTAGCGGTGTCAGAGATGTTTGATGGTAAGTGGGCAGTTGTGTCAATACGGTCAGGCGCATCAGGAGCGGTTAAGGACATCAAGCAGAACTTAGAGTGGCTTGAATCATTCGAGAACGTAGTCATTTGTTTTGACAGTGACAATGCGGGTCAGGAAGCATCTCGCGCGGTGTTAGATTTATTTACACCCAACAAAGCGAAGAACGTAAAGTTACCTGTCAAGGACGCAGGTGAAATGCTGAAGGAACGCAACGTACAGGGATTCATCAGGGAGTGGTGGAACGCTAAGACGTATCAGCCAGACGGTATCATTGCAGGACTTGATACTTGGGAGTCAATTGTAGCGCAGGAAGATGTACAGTCCATACCATATCCGTGGTCATGCTTGAATGATATGACGTATGGGTTCAGGGAGAAGGAACTAGTAACAATAACCAGTGGTTCTGGTATGGGTAAATCACAGATTGTCAGAGAGTTGGAACACTACTTATTAGGTGCAACAGATGACAACATTGGTATACTCGCATTGGAAGAGGACATACCTAAG